GTTTATAAGTTAGTATATGAAAAGAAGGTTTTACCAAGTATGCGTAGTTTACAGTTCGGTGGCAAACCGATTGAGATATCTCCTAACAGAGTATACAACTGCGCTTATCTCCCTATTGACCATGTAGATTCATTTCATGAAGTAATGTTTTTACTTCTTGGAGGAACTGGAGTAGGGTATTCTGTTCAAAAACACCATGTTAGTAAATTACCTCCTATAAATAAACCTTATGAAAAACGTAGGAGAAGATTTTTAATTGGTGATTCAATTGAAGGTTGGGCTGATGCAATTAAAGTATTAATGAAGTCTTATCTTAATGGTAAGAGTTCACGGATTGAATTTGATTACTCAGACATACGGCCTAAAGGAGCTCAACTGGTAACATCAGGTGGTAAAGCTCCAGGTCCTCAACCTTTGAAAGAGTGTATTGTAAAGATCACAGGTTTACTTAGTGAGAAAGAAGATGGTGATCAGTTAACAACGTTGGAAGTACATGACATTGTTTGTCATATTGCTGATGCAGTGTTAGCTGGTGGTATACGTAGAGCAGCTTTAATAAGCTTGTTTTCCGCTGATGATCACGAAATGATTGCTTGCAAATCAGGTAATTGGTGGGAGACTAATCCGCAACGTGGTAGAGCTAATAACTCAGCATGTTTAATGAGGCATAAGATAACTAAAGAATTCTTTATGGACTTATGGAAACGTGTGGAGCTGTCAGGCGCAGGTGAACCAGGTATTTATTTAAACAATGATAAAGACTGGGGAACTAATCCATGTTGTGAGATTGCTTTACGTCCATACCAGTTTTGTAACCTATGTGAAGTTAATGCTTCAAATATAGAAAGTCAAGATGATTTCAATGCTAGGGTTAAAGCCGCTGCATTTATAGGGACGTTACAAGCTGGTTATACAGACTTCCATTATTTAAGGGAAGTATGGCAAGATACAACTGAGAAGGATGCGTTGATTGGAGTAAGTATGACAGGGATTGCTAGTGGTAGAGTATTAGGTTATGACATGACTGAAGCAGCTAATATTGTTAAAAAAGAAAACGCAAGGGTTGCAAGGAATATTGGGATTAAATCTGCAGCACGATGTACAACCGTGAAGCCTGCTGGGACAACATCTCTGGCATTAGGAACATCATCTGGTATACATGCATGGCATAACAAATATTATGTCCGTAGGATCAGGGTTGGGAAGAATGAATCTATATATAATTACTTAAATACTTATCATAGTAATTTAGTTGAAGATGATTATTTTCGACCACATGATACTGCTGTAATATCTATTCCACAGAAAGCTCCTGCTGGTTCTATACTTAGAACTGAATCTCCATTTGAACTATTAGAGAGAATAAAGAAAGTTGCTACAGAATGGGTTACACCTGGACATCGTAAAGGTTCAAACACTCATAATGTATCAGCTACAGTTTCTCTTAAAGAAAACGAATGGGAGACTGCTGGAGAATGGATGTGGGATAATAGAGATCATTATAATGGATTGTCTGTTTTACCTTACGATGGTGGTACATATGTACAAGCGCCATTTGAAGATATAAACGCAACCACTTATAATGAAATGTTAAAAGATCTTGAGTCAATAGATTTAACTCAGATAAAAGAAGTTGAAGACAATACAGATCTTTCAGGTGAATTAGCTTGTGCTGGTGGTGCTTGTGAAATTACTTAGACTTAATAACTGTAAAATAAAAAGGGGACCTCGTTTTGAGATCCCCTTTTTTGGTTACAGGAACATTTGGGTATGGTGCCCATTTTTATCGTGTTCCTTTTAATACTACCACTTAACTTTATCAGCCCAATAAGCAGCTGACATTTTACCTTTAGCTATATTTTTTCTATGTCTAGACTTAAAACTTTTCCTTTTCATTTTCATTCTTTTAGATTCACCTGCCTTAGGTTTACCAGCTGTACTAGCTCCTTGTTCTCCGAATCTAATTATTTTTTCCTTACCACCTTCACAAGCTTTAACTACATGAGATTTAGTTTTGTGCTTAGGAGTTTTCCTTGGTTTATTACAAGGTAAATCTTTTTTAATTAACCTACTCATTTCTTTTTATTTTTTTCCATCCATAAGCGTTGACCGGGTACATCTGTTTTATATCCTTTATACACAGTTCTTTTTCCGTTCCATACTTCAACAGCTCTATTTCTAAATGGCCCTTCTCTCCATGATCTATCACCTAACTCGTCAGTCCATTTAGCCTTTTTAAATTCTCCTGTATATAATCCTGCAGATTCTTTATATTTACCTTCTTTTTTTAATTTTCGTTTCTTACTCATAATATTTCTTTACATATGTACCATCTTGGTATATTTCTAATACCATACCTTTATAATACTGGTTTACTTCTTGCCCCATAAAGTTAACTACTTTATCTATAATTCTTTCTGGTGAAACTATAATAACTGATATAGGATGAAATGACTCATATTGACCGTCATAATCTGTTTGTTTTAAACGATAATAAGATAGTCCTTTTAAAGGTGAATCATCAACCGCGTTATATGACATCATTGTGTTAGTAGTACCTGCACCTTCTATAGTTTCAATTGTTTTCCATTGCTCTCCATGTTCACTTCTTTGTATTTCAAAGTAATTATTATTTGTTTGTGAAGCTGTCACCCATTCAAGTAAAACAATAGGGTTAATATCTCCACCTAATACTTCACTGGTAAACGAAATAAGTTCTATAGGTAAAGCGTTACCACCTCCACCAAATCCAAACCTAGTATTGGGTCTTATAGAGTTTCTATATCCTATAGGTCCAGGGAAAACTCCATCATCGTAGTTATATACTACAGAGTTTGATTTAGTTGTATATTGAAACTCAGGATAACTTGAAGCCCATGATCCATGATTATTAACTACTTTAACTAGTAAGTTTCTAAACCCATCAAATTCATAAATTGTTTGCAAAGGTATTTCGTTCCAACCAGAAGCAAAATCTATTGACCCATCATAAACTTTTTTCCAAGTATCCCATGGTCCTACTCCAGGTTCAGGCATAGTAGCATCTGGAAACTCTTCTTCCAATGTCATTGCCATCCACACTTCTTGATTAGTCATTAGCATATTTGCTCCATTAGTTACATTCCAACTTATTTTCTCTATGTCAAGTGGAGCATCACCTAATTCAGCAGCTGTATATATAGAAGCACTCCAGCTGTAATCATAGTAACCATAACTAGGAACTCTACCATCATCTAATGCAGAGTTAGGATCACCAACCGTTACAGTATTAGGATCAACTATAACACCACCACCTCCAGATGCGGGAGTTTTTTGTATCATTACTTCTGTCAATGTGGAATTTGAAGCACAATTATATTCATTTAAGTGTATATATAAAACACCTGTGTATCCAGCAGTATATTTAACATATGAAGTAAAACCAGAGCATCCAGTAAAGTCATCATTAAAACCTAATAAATTACCCGCCGCATCTCTTAATGTTAATTGAGTGTCATATGAAGCTAACACACCACCAAACCCATCACACGTAGAAAATTGATACTCATCACCTGCAATTATATTAACTTGTATAACTTCACCTGCATAATTCCAAGCTGTAGCAGAACCCCAAACATTATCAGCGGGAGTATATACAGAACTTGGATAATAGTTAGTACCATTATCACACTGAGAATAAATAATTCCAGCAAGTAGTATTAATATAATTGTTACAAATCTTTTCATCTTCTTTTCTTTTTCTTTGAGTTATTAGACATGATCTTACGTTCAACTTCTTTTATTTTTATTTCCATTTCATTGTCATAATCTTTATCTAACTTATGAAGCTCTTTGTCTAGTTCAACTCCTAGTTTAAACATTGTTTCCAATACTTCTTCTGCTTCATCTATCCTCTCATTAATATCTAGTATCTCATCATTTATGGATTTATTCTTTAGATCATATTCAATCCTATTAATTTCACTAGGTGGAAGTTTCTTAGCTTCTTCAATGTCAGACTGTAAAGTAAAATACATCCCTACAAAAGATGCTGTAATTACAATAACAGCAATCACTGTTTTAAGGTCAAGTTTTAATTCAGTGTTTTCGTTTATTTTCATTACTTATATTTTTTTCTAAGTTTAATAATGGCACGAATTCTTTTATCTTCATTGTTTAATCTACTAATCATTGAAGAACTTACTTTAAAGTCTTTTAACATTTTGATTTGCTCATCTTTATTAGTCTTTGCTAATTCAGCATACTCTGGAGTTAACATAACAGCAGAAGGAGTATAAGTTTTATTAGTTTTATTTTTTAATTTTTCAATTGCTTTAGCTCTTTTTTCTTTAGTATTAAGTTTCTTTATCATATTTTCAGAAACTTTATATTGTCTAAGAATATCTTTTTGTTCAGTTTCTGTCCATTTAGTTGGATCTTGTTTACCTTCAAATACTCTTCTTTCTATTTTCTCCTCTTGTTTTCTAGTCTCTCTATCTGCAGTGCTTTCCAACTCCCATTCAGCCCAACCAGATAACATAGCAACTCGTTTCCACCATTCTTGATCTGACTCCATTGCACCTCTTACATTATCCATTTTTTTAACTAACCTATCTAAAGGAATATTAGTTAAAGCAGAGATAACATATGCCCCTGATAACCAAGAGGGATCATCTAAACTCCAAGGATCTTTATCATGTTTCCAATTATTATACTCCCAATTCTTAGCAGCTTGTCTTAACTTCCTAGCTTTAATAGATATTGGTGGAGAAAAATCTAATATATGCCAAGCTGATTCTGCATAGTCAGGTTGTTTGTCATAATAAGAAGCATCGGGTGCAACTGATTTTTGATACTTATCATAAACATCCATTCCAATATTCTTAACAGTTAACACTGCTTGACCACCTACACCTATTCCACGAAGCAAGTTATCTAACATGCTATTACCTATTTTATAATATTTTTCTTTCTTAGCTTCTTCCTCCTCATCATCTCCGAATCCCATAGCAAATATTGCTTGTTGTAGTGCGGTAAATAATAAATTTTGTACCATACCATAATAAACTATTTTAGATAAATTAGCTTTATAATCTCCTCTTCCGTTTATTAAATCTAATGTAGCTTTCTTTATTATTCTATTATACTGCATTGGAGTATTTGCGAATGCTAAAATAACTCTACCTAATCCACTTGCTTGTTGTTGTGATATTTTATCTGGACGAGCAGACTGTTGAGATTCTTCAGCTGTTTCTCTAAAATCTTGGAATGCTTGAGCTTCAGCTTCTTCTTTACTCATTCCACCTTTCATTAAAGACTTAATTCTATTCCTGTAAAAAGTAGCACCACCAGAAGCAATAGCAAAACTATCCATGATTTGTGTTACAGTAAAACCTTTTTTCAATAAGTAATTAACAACTGCTCTAGCTTTGTTCTTTTCATTTCTTGCTGCTTCAAAAATCTCAGATTCTGCTACGTTTATCTTTAAACCTTTTCTTCTATCTACTAGAAAATCAGAGTTCATTAATGTCATAAAGTCACTCCAATATTGTTTTTGATTAGCAAAAGCTCTACCTGCTCTTAATGGATTGTTATCTCCCCAATTTAAAAAGTTAATGGCAGATATAGTTTGAAGAACACCAGATCGCATGTTTAAGAACATTACAGTACCAACAGAGTTATTAATATAATCTAATAATCTATTTTCTAATCTATTCCCAGTGGAAGTTCTATTCTTACCACTCTTCATTCTACGTATACTATCTTCCAATGCTTCTCTATATCTAGTACCAAATAAAGCTTCAATTTTATTTAAGTTCTTTTCAGAAAATATAAGATCTACATTTTCTCTCCATTGTTCTAAATACTTATCTCTTTTATTTGTATTTAATCCTTCAACCAGATCAGTTGTTATACTACCAGCTAACCAATTCTTACCTGGATAAGCATAACCATCACCTTTGTTAATAGCAATTAATTGATCTACAAACACTTGTAATCCTGGATTATCTTCCATGAATTTTCTAAACTCTGCCATATCTCTTTTAGATAGATCAGCTACTTCTATTCCTTGCTGATCCCAAGCCATCACTCTTGCTACATCTTCATATGTAAAGTTGTCTATAGCTTTTTTCTTTAAGTTTTTAGGTATAGATCCAGATTTAATTAACTCTTTTTTCAAAGCGTTAAAGTCGTTCATCATTGTAACTCTATCAGTAGATAAGTCATTCATACCTCTTGCGTATGGATTTAATAAATGCTCTTTAAACCAAGCCATCTGAGCATCCCCTACTTTTCCTTTACCTAAAAATCTATATAATAACCCAGTGAAATCTTCTGCTGATGGCGGTATTAAGAATTTAAACTTACCTTTACCCGCACCCATTGTTTGTGCTCTAGCAGCTGAATATTCTTTATACCAATCAACACCAGTTTTTTGTTCTATTATTTTGTTAAAATCTTTATCTACATTTTTACTAAATTTAACTTTAGCTTGCTGAACTTTAGATTTTACATCGATAACATCTAATACTTTTTTAACTGCATTTACGTTTTTTATAGCATCATCTGCAAAATAAAAATCATTATATCCATCTGCAGCTTTATCTACAATCCAACCTGATTTAGCTAATGGAGAACTATCTCCTAATCCAGTTATATTTTTTAATGGTATTTCTAATCCTATACTATCTAAAAATTCTTTAATTGCTGGTGCAGCTTCCATAGCTCTTGCCGTAAGAACAAATACATCTTCTGTACCTCTTGCATCTTGAATCTTTTTAGCCACTTCAAATAATGGACCTTTCTTACCTTCCATTACTTTGTTAAATTCAGAGAAATCAAACTCAGCTCCTTGCTCTAACATTTCCGTACCACGTTTAGCAAATTCTTCTGCTGTTAATTTTCCTTTTTTACCATCCGGCATTGTATATAATACATTACTTTTAGTCTGAGCTAATGTATCATCAAAATCAAATACCCTAATCTTTTTAACTGGAGCATTAGGATCACGAGCTATATTTAAAGCTTTATCCATTATCCCTGCTTCTCTAAGTATTTCAGAGTTAGGTAATGACTTAGACATTTTCACTACACCGCTACCATCTAATGATTTTATATTAGATCTACTTGCTTTGTATTTTAATTTTGCTAAAGGAAGTTGTCTTGTAAATTCTTTAGTTGCTTCTTTTTTAGTTATATTTTCTTTTATCTGAGCTATAATTAAGGAATTTTGCAATTCAATAATCTCCGGAGTAATTTTTGTTCCTTTAGGAGGTTTTACTCCATAGTAATCAGTCAGAATTATCTTGTTACCATTTTCATCTAGTATTTCAATAGTGTTTAAATCAATACCAGCTTTAGCATATCTAATCCATCCACTTTCTACACCCATTAATACATTATAAAGATCTTCTTTTTGAGGACCTTCTTTCATGCCAAGTTCTTTAATATTTACTTTGTCATCATTAATTTCTGATAAAGGACCTTGAAAATAATTTAATTGTATACCTGTAAAATTATCATCAACAACTTTTTCATAAGCCAAAAACAACCCTTGTTTAGCAGTTAAACTAGCTCCTAATGCGTGTTCTTCTGTTATTTGTCCTGAAGTTAATGATTGCATTCCTAATTCTCTAAAAGTTATAGGAGCAATTTTTCTCATAAAATGAGCTTGTTCAGCAGCTGTTGTTCTTAACATACCAACTGCGGCTGGAATTATATTACCATCTGCATTTTGAATTCTTAAAAATATTTCTTTTAATACTCTGTCTTTTATATTATTATTTTCAATATTTTCTTTACTACCAAAATAAGCATTAAACTTATCTGATAATCCTAATTTTCCTTTTGTACCATGTTTTTTTAGAGCTATAGGTAAAGGATCAAACTTAACTTTTTTACCATTTACTTCTTTTTCAAATTCAAAAGGAGGACCATAGTCAGAATCTTCAAATTTTTCATTTAAATAATCTATAAAAGCTTGCTTATGATTAGCTTGTAATTTTCCTTGTTTATTTTTTTTAGGATTTGTGTCTTTAAAAGGAAAACCTCTATATCCATAAAATGCTCCAGAATTTATTAAAAAATCTTTTGGAAATATCTTTACAAGTTTAGGAAATTCTTTTTCTTTCCATTCTTCTAATTGTTTAGGGTCATTAAAATCATAATTTTTACCACCCATTTCTCTAGAAAACTTACTCCAAAATCTTTGATCGCTAATATAATTTTCATATACCCTTTGTTCTATAGCATTATCTAATATACCTTGCTCAATTTTATTATTAAATCTAATTGTCTTGGATTTTTGTCTAGTAAATTTAGTACGGGGATCTACTTGTAATTTTTTACTTATTTGAGGAAGTTTTTCTTTAACTCCTTTTCTTTTAACTTTTTCAATTGCAGTAGGAGAAACTTGTCTACCAAATAAATCAACTAAACCTTCTGCAAGACCAGTTTTTCTAGTACCTCTTGTTCCACTTTTTTTACCTGTAGTAGGATTAACTAATGGAGCTAAAATAAAATCTGCTAGTTCTTTAGCTGTAAAATCTTTAAATTCATAAATATTAACTCCTTGTGAAGTTACTTCTACGTATACTTTATCATCTAACATAGCTTTATCTATATCAGTTTGCTTTGTTAATCTTTTTGGTGGAGATGTAAATTTCTTTTCATTCACTGGAGTTGATCCTTCCATCCTTACAAACCACTGTATAGGTAGATTTTCTTTTAGTTTTGCTGCTAATTTTTTAACATTAAATTCATACGTTTTACCTGCACCTAATTTTTTCTTTACTTTAGCAGTTGTTTTACCTCTAAACGCTTCAGTTACAAATCTTTTAAATTCCTTACCTTCTACTTCTGGTGTTGGACTTTCAAATATTTCTAATCCAGCAGTTTCAAAATCTTCTTTTAATTCTTGATCAAATATCTCTGGAAAATCTCTAATAAGTTTAGCTCTTGGAGTCACCCTATCTTTTTTATCTTGAGATTCTTTAGATATTAATCTTTCTTCAGGAGTAGGATCTGTTGAAGCTATATCAAACTCCCTTTGTCCTTCACCAACAACTTCTCCTATTCGCTGTTCTTTGCCTTCAAATTTACCACGTTTAGCTTGTTGAAGTATTTGATTATACCTTCTTTTTAAATTCCTTTGCATGTAAGCACCAAAAGGTATACGTTTACCATCTACCACTGGTCTATACGTATCTATTAGTCTACCTAATTGCTCATCATAACCTGATTTAAATTCTGCTTCAGATACTCTTTTACTAGGATCTAATGCCATAGCCCCAGCACTTTTTGCAGCTCTACCTGCTAAAACTTCAGCTGCTTTTTTATTATTTTCATAAAGCTCATCTTTTATCTGCTGTTGTAAATCTGCATCTTTTATATCTCTTACTCTAACATCTCCAGCTTCAATTATTTTTTCTTCAATACTAGTATTACGATCTGCAATTGCTTTATTAGATTCTGATACTTTTTTTGAATACTCTTCTTTTTCTACTACTAAGTCTTTATCAAAAGCTTCAGTAATAGCTTGCTTTGTCTTTTTACCTAATTCACCTCTTTTATATTGTGCACCGTAATCTTTAGCAAAATTATAAACTTGTCTACCACTCTTAAAATTAAGATTGTTGTAGCCAAAAGGTTTAAACAATACCTCTCTTATCCAATCACCTACACTAACCCAAAAACCTTCATTACTAGCATCTAGTTCTCCACTTGCAACCAGATCAAAAAACGCTGTTGCCCATTCATCTGAATATTCAGCTTGTTCTTCAGTAAGTATTCCAGCATCTACATATTCAGTTTTAATTCTTTTTTTTATTGTATCAAAAGCCTGTTTTTGTCTTTTTTCTAATATTTGTTTAAATTGACGTATTGCTTTTTTCTCTTGTTTTTCAAGATTGTTTCTTTCTTTTTGAAATTCTTTTAAAGATTTTTTTCTGTTTTCTTTTTTATTTTTCCAAGTATCAAATTTTTCAATTTTCCACTTAGCAGCAAGTAATCTATGAAACACTTCATGTCCCACTGCACTAACATCATTAACTTCACGTGCTCTTTGTTTATCAATTATAATATCTCCTTCTGGTGTTATTACGGCAGTAGGTGCAGTTCCTTCTTCAATATCTTTTTGAGATAATTTAATACCTTCTTTTTCTGCTGTCTCATAAAAATCTGTTGAAGTATCAGTTGATTGTATTTTACCAGTTGGAGTTATTTCTTCCATCATCTCAATTCTTTCTTCAGTTACTTTGTCTGGAGAAAGTAATTCAGACTCTTGTATTTTATTTTTAATATTTTGTGAAGCTCCTAATACAGTATATGATGCTTCACCTTTACTAACAGCTTCTATAAATTCTTTATCTTCAAGTAATTTTTCAAACTCTCTTTGTGAAACTAATTTATTATTTACAATAAAATAAGATTGATCACTTACGTTTTGGTTTTTTACACCTTTTAATCGAGATTCATTAGCAGCTTGCTTTTGAGATTGAATTTCTACTAATGTTTTAAGAGCCATATCTTGATTCATAAAGATATCAGCACCTGTAGCAACGTTATTAACAGCATTATTTAATTGTGCTATTTCTCTTGCTGCAGCAGTATTATTTTCTTTAATTAATTGTTCTTCTATTTTACTTAATTCAGTGGAAAATCTCACCACATCTTGAGTGTCCATCTTTCTATCTAACATGCTTCTTCCTTCTAATATCTCCTTGATAGTTTCAATTTGCTTATTAGATAGATTAGATTGAACCCTACCTGTTAATAATTTAGAAATACTACGTAAAGTACCTATATCAGTAGAATTTTCTTTTGCATATATAGATATTTCTGATAACTCCGCTTCAATTTCTTTAACTCTTTGAACTTCCCAAGCAGCGTTATCTTTACCTTTTTGCTCTATTGTATTTTTTAAATCTTGTTTTTCTAATATTAAATCATAAGCTATTTTTTGATCAACTCCATCTAGTCCAGCTTCCATTTGTTTAAATACTCCACCAGCAATAGCTAATGCTCTTTTATTTTCTTCTAATTCTTTAGGTGTAAGTTTTCCATTTGCTGCTTGTGCTTCTAACATTTCTTCTAAAGACTTCAAACTATTCTTATTCCTAATCATAGCTTTAGCATATTCAAATGCTAATAAATCTGTATCTTTACCAAAGGAATATGTTTGATTTCCATTTGCTACATGTCCAATTATAGAATAACCACCTCCACCAATTGCTCCAGCTCTCATAGCTGTTAGAATATCTATTACAACTTCTTGTGCTCCTTGGTCCATGGCTGTGCTCCATATATTAGGTTCTTGATATCCCACAACTTTACCATCTTCATCAAAAATAGGTTTACTTTTCATACCTATTTCTTCTAAAGCCTCAAACATTTCTTTAAAGCTTACCTCTACTAATTGCTGTGTTCCTTCTGTAACACCTTCTACTAGCGCTCCATCAACAACTCTTACAACTCCTCTTGCTATCCAATTATCTAATTCTTCGGCAACTAAACCAGGTAAAATTGCTTTACTTGCAAATTTACCTTGATTTTTTTTAAGAACTTTCATCATTAAAGAGTTGACTATCCAACCTTTTCCAGGAGTAATTCTATCTACACCAAACTTTTCTAATGCAGAAACTGTAGCTACTGTAGGTAATATAACAGACCACTTTTTCCACTCAGGCATATTAGCTAAATAGTGATTTCCATCTTGATCAACAGCATTATCTATCTCCTCCATCATATGAGCCGTGTGGTACAAAGCAAAAGGAGTGGATGATAATAAAAAACCACCACCTAATCCACCTGTAGCTATAGATGCTAACATAGCTGGGGCATTTTCTACTAAACTTAATAAATCCCCATATAACCAATCATCCATTAACGCTCTTCCATATTCAGTATCAGAAGCACCAGTTCCTATTACTCTTGAAAAAGGTGAGCGCATATTTTTATTGTAAACTTCTCGCATGAATTTTATTTTTTCATCTGTAGAAGTTCCTGGCATAAAAGCATCTAATGCACCACCATAATTACCCACATAACCAGAGAGTGCTATCCCATATTCAAAGGCTCCATCAACCATTTTATCTACACCAGATACAAACTTATCAACAACAATAGATTCCCATGTACCATAATTAGATAACATGTCATTTACACCCTCAATTACTTTTATAGAGTTGGAATTTATAAGTAATTCATTTGCGGCTTTAAGATTAGACATGTCAGCTTGTGTACTATACCAATCACTAAATTGTTTATATTCTTGCTGTATTTGTTGATTAAAGTTATTAACCTCTTGTTCATATTGTTTAGAAGTCCAACCTTCTACAATAGCTGTATTTTTAACTTCTTCACTAAACGTGTTGATTTTTTTAGTAAGTTCATTTTCAAAGTTTTGTCTAATTTTTGTAAACTCTTTTTCTTTGTTATTTATTTCTTCTAAAGCTAGTTGACTTTGCTTAATTTGTTCTCGTTGCCAATCTGTATTAATTAAGTTTTTTGTAAATGGACTTAAGTTGCTATTAAGTAGTTCATCTGGTGTCATAGGTGGAACAAAAGAACCATAATCTTTCACATAATTAAAAAGCTTATCCATTGTAGTCCTAGCAAATTCATCAGCAAACTTACCAGTATGATTAGTGTATAATACTAAATCTGGACCATTTTTAGAACTAATAGTTACAGCATTGCTTAATCTAGCCATGTTGTCTCTACGTTCATCATAAAACCAATTATAATCAGCAGATTCTCCAGCGGTTGCATATATATTTATTCCCCATGCATTTAAAAACCCTTCCCAATCTTCTGCAAACTTTTCTTCTGTCTGTCCTTTAGCATGTGTTGTTTTAAAAATTGCATTCTTTACATCTTCATCAAAAAACTTTTCTCTCCATTCAGGATCATTCATGTTTAAGTTACGTAACTTATTAACATAAATTTGTTTTTGATCTTGATATTGAGTACCTAAATCAAACATAGCGGACTCTGGAGTAGTAAAAGTTAATCTATCTAACTCTTTAAGATGATGATTTACATATTTTTCTTTTTGTCTTGCTTTTTCTTTCCCTATTTGTATAGCTGTATATGTCTTTTGAAAATCGTTTAATTCTTCTAAAGTAAATCCAGTTTCTTCCATTACCTCTAAAGCTCCTTCGGGTGTTTGAGCTTTTACTAAAATTGAATTTAACGGATTATCTGTATTCTCTCTGTTTACTAAATTATTAAATACTTGGTCAATCTGTTCCTCTCTATCAACGCCTTCTTCAGGTTCTACATATATTTCAATAAGCTTTTTAGCGGTTGGTTCAAAGTTATCTATATCAGCTTTTTGTTTTTCTAATAAATCAACTTGTATGTCTGCTCTTTTTGCAAGAGACATATCCATACCTTCTCTTTCTTCTATTAAAAACTCTGCCACACCACTTACTATATTACTTAAAAAACCATCTGCTTCATCATAATCTTTTGCTAAATTAGTTAAATAATCTACAATAGGTGTTTCTTCTAATTCTACATCTTCTGTTACGGTTACTGGTGTAGTTGGATCAAATTTCTTAGCTTCTTCTAAAAGTTTTTTCTTATCTTTTAAGTCCTGGTCATGGAATTTGTCTTGAAAAAATATAATTTCTTTTCTTACACGGTGAACATCTTCCATAGTAGTATTTTCTCCAAAAATATCTTTAAATTCTTGTGTTGGTTGAATTCGATAACCTCCTGGAATTGTAGAAGATCGATAAACCTCAGTCATCCAAGTGCTTCCATCTTCCACCTTACGACCGGATTTGTTTTCTGGTACATATGACATAAATACTTCAAGTAATTTGTCATCTGTTAAATTTGGGTAATATACTTTATTTACACCTTTTATTACATCTACAAATTCCTCAAGTACCTCTATTTTATTATTATAAGGTTTATTTTCAGCTTGATATACGGGATCATAAATACTAACTAACCCCATGTCTTGAGTTACAACTTTATCTTTAGGTCTATCATAAAAATTAGAGTCTATTCTTGCTTGTTCAATAGTTTTAGTTTGATCAGGTATAATTGTAGTTATTCTATCTATTGTCTCTGTAGCTATTTCGTCAGGAGTTTTTAATTTTATAGACTTAAATCCGCCTCCTGTACTTGTAACACCTCCTCTAATTCCTGTATCAAAGTTAATATCTACTTTAAATGTTTCAAAATCTGGAAGTTCAAAATATTCAGACATGTCATCTCTAAATCCTCTAAGACGGTCCTCGTCTTGCATGTCCACTTTAAACGTTTCAAAATCTGGTAACTCGAAATATTCATTACCATCTTCCCATAACCCTAATAGAAGTTCTTCGTTCATATAATTTTATTTATCCTTGTTTTTTTCTTGCATATCCAGATTTACCTTTATCTGAACCACTTGAAGTTGGAGCAAATGTAGTTTCACTTTTATCTTTTTCAGTAGTTTGTTTTTTATCTTGACCACCATAAAGTGTACTTAAATTATAAATTATTTTTTCATCACCTATTGTTTGTTGGTTAAGAAAATTTAACATTACTTCTGGATCATTGAAATCTAATGGTATAACTTTTGGTTTACCATTAGCGTCTATAAATACTATAGTATTATTATCAACACTAACTTCTTCTCCAGCGATATTTTTTACGTCTTGATCACGTTCATTTTGAGTCATTTCGCTAGCTAATTTAAATCCACCAAACTTAGTAAAATCAATAAACTTATTTAACTCTTTTACTAAATCTTTTAAACCTACTTGATCAGGAAATTTACCTATATCTTGAAATTTAGGTTCAGCAAATATTTCATTTACTAATTTTACATTAGCATCATATTGAGGCTTATATTGCGCTATATTTTTTAACTCCGCATTTGTAAATGCAGCACTTCCACCACCTCCACCAGGATCTCCACTTTTCCTACTCATTCCAGTAACCTGTGTACCAGTTAAATTCTTATCAACAGCTTTTGTAGCTAACCAACGATGTAAAATATCTATTTGCTCTTGATTTTCATCATCAAATATACTATCTTGTCCAAAACCTTCTTGATCACCTATTGTAACACAATCTTGCCATAAAGCCTGTCTTTCATTTGCTCTATTAGGATTTGTTAATAAATCTTCAAACTGTTGTAGTTCAATAATTTTGTCTATAGCTCTTTTTCTATTTTCATCAGTGATTTGTACTGTAGAAAAATCTATACCTCCCTCAGTAGTTGTATCATAAGTATAATACAGTCCATCCACTATTTTTGGTTGTCCAGGAGTACCTATTACAACTTCAGCAGCGGCTGTAAGTTCATCATCTATATCAGGAATAGCAGTAAAAAACTCTTGACCTTGTTCTATATATTTACCATATTGGTTTAAATTAAATCTTATAGGTTTACCATCTTCTCCTTTACCAAGCATCACTAGTTCTAATTCTCCATCCTCTGTAAATTCCCATGTCACATTATTATTGTTATTAACAGCCATAACTATTTCTTGAGCGGTAGTAGGAACTATTGAACTCATCGCGCCTTTACTTTCATCATATCCTAAATTAGATGGTTTTAAAATCATTTTCCTTAATTCAGGTAATAAATCTTTACTTAGTTGGTTATTAAAGAAAGCTATGTCATTTGCTTGTTCTTCTATTTGTCTTAAAGCATCCATCCCAAGTTGTGTAGAAACATACCCTTCTTCGCCTTCACTTTTCATCATTCCATTTTTTATTACAATATAATCATCAACTAAAGAATTTAAAGCTAAATTAGTATTTTTATCAAAAGTATAAGTTGTTTCTCCTTGAAGCTTACCCATTACTTTTTCTTGTTGAGTAATTCTATCTTGTATAAGTTTTTTTCTTAATTGTTCTTGAGATTTTTTTTCTTGTCTAATTCTATCATATACATTAGTATCCACCTGTTTAGTAGGAGATTTATATTGTTGTATTTGTAGATTTGGATTTTCGTAACTACTGTTTGCCATAATATTTTTTTTACTATTGGATGTTTTCTAGCATCTGTGTTCCAATTTTACCAGCTGCTTGTTCTGCAAATTTTCCAAAAGGTGCTTCAAACGCACCAACCCCTTCACTTATAGCAGACATCTGACTTAATCGCATAGCATTGGCATAATTTTCATAATTATTAATTAAGGAAGCTTGTCTATTTTCATCTCTAAATTGCCTTGCTTCTCCTTTTTCAAACTCATACATTCTTCCTTGAGCTTCTGCTTCTTGAACTCGTTGCTTCTCTTGAGTTTGCAATTGTTGTTTTTGCATTTCACCAGCCGCTTTCAATTTTTGATTTTGAACCTCTTGTTGCTCAATATTAGCAGAGATTTCTTTTTTACTTTGTAAAGCTGCTTGAGCTAAAGCAGTTGCACCTCCAGCACCCATACCTACTTGTCGTATAGTATCTAACGTATTAGCTAAAGCTATATCTGCTTGTTCTGCTTGCATTTCAGCTGCTCCAGTAGCCACAGAAAGATTCGCATATGGATTAGTAATCATTCCGCTTAAATCTTTAACTTTATCATATGGATTTATTAAAGCTTGTCTATTGGCTGTTAATCTATCTAAACGACTTTGTGCTGCTGCTCTTTTTGTTTCTGCCTTATTTCTTTCCTTTCTTAACGCAAAAGCTTCGTATGTTTTTTGAAATATACCCATTTTTTTAATATGATGATGTTACAAAATGTGATGAAACAGCGAATAATTCCTTTGTTCCACCTGGTTGCGTTTTAGCATCTGTTGATATTTTTACTGTAGCAAAGTAACCTTTAATCCCACTCATGGCATCTCCAAATACTACCTCTCCAATAGTTTGAGTTGAATTGTTAACTAAATTTGCTACATACTTGTTTTCTTTTCTATCAAAACCAGATCTATACGTTACCCCTCCGTCAGTAAACTCTCCTTCTTCATAACTTTTCACAGTTACAACGCTGTCTGATGTATTAACATAAGTTCCATTAACTAAATCAGGTCCAGTCTCACTACCAACAAAACTATCAATTTCCCAACCATTACTACCTTCATAATTAACTGTTAAAAAGTTTTTAGTTATCGAAGGTGATGGATTGAAAATAAACGTTATATTAGCGTCATTGCTAGTTCCGTAAAAGTTACATCTATTATTGTCTATAGTAGTGTCATTATGTGCCCATATCTCTCCATCATTAAAAGAATAAAAAGTACTTCTTAAACTATCAATCCACATTGGTTTGTAACTATGGAAACTTGTCCATCCTAATGAGGATTCATCAAATATTACTGTATCGTAATCAGTGGTAGGATAAAGATATGATGGAGTACCCTGCATAGATAAAACATAATTCTTGTTGTAATTATCCCATGCGCCTATTGCTTTTTCTTTAATATAAGTTATAAAGGTTATTTCTGTTTCCCCTGCGAAAGTAATACTACTAGAAAATGTAACTTCACAAGTATCTGGTTTAGCCGTAATTGTAATATTATTACCATCAGAATCAGTATAAGGAATAAAATTAGTATTAGCAACTATATATCCTTTACCTAATTGACAACATGTAAAATTTATAGGTACCATTTCAAGGGTAGTATATGCTCCTGTAATAGCTCCACCAAGACTATACTTCATCCTTACTTCCACCCAATCTGTTTCTAAAGTAGAAAGATAATCTCTAAAATAATCTTTCATCCCATAACCAGATATTTCAGTTATACCGTCTTTAGAAAGTCTAAGTACCACTCCATTGTTTTTATCAGTGAAATATTTTCTATACCCATATACAGCGAATGATTCGGGATTTTGACTAATGCCATATTCACCTGCATAAGGAATTAACTGACCTATAACTTGACCTGCTGCTTGGGTTTGCGTACCACCTTCAGCAGTATAAATAACATCTTTATCTATTAAAGCTCTATTAACTTTATGTTCTTGAAATACAACTAAGTTAGTATCTTCTGCATATAGTTTTTGTATACTACCATTCACTGGATCTAAGGACCTAGATATAGATTCTGCTATAGAAAATACATTAGTTTCATTTACACGATTTCCACTATTATAAATACCTGAATATATTATACTACTTTTTCTATGTTTCTGTTTAAAATAAGGTTCTGTTATATAAGCTTTAACTCCAAAATCTACACTTGTATTATTATAACCACCTCGTATTCTAGCTTCTTCTACATACCACGGTGTATAATTTGTAGCTGCAGGAGTAGCCACTCCATTTGTGTAAAATGGAAATTGAGGGTAACCATTTGGTCTCCAAGGTAGCCCAGGCCACGATGGGATTGTTTCATCAACTTCCACTACTTTTTTTAACCAAAAAGAGTTAAAGTATTTTACCTCAATTGCATATGCCATAATTAATTATCACTTATTTTAAAACTTTATTACTTACGATGCTGTAATTGTATAAGTCACAGTATCTGTTAGTCCACCAGCACCAGTAACATCTATTGCTACTGTATACGTATCTGCATCTTCAATTTCGTAATTTAGTAATGAACATTTACCCGTACCTAATGGGTTTAAATAAAAACTTGTAACAGTAGCGCCACTACTATTTGTTTGAGATGTTATTGCCCAAGTTAATTCTCTTCCTTGATCTGATGTATTAGCACTACCATTATTAGCTATCATTTTATCAATAGATCCAGCTGCTAAGGAAATAGATTTAGAAGGTGTTGCAGAAGCCGGCGTTGTAATAGTAGGTCCAGTATTACCCATAAGACCTAAAAAGCCTATATTGTTAGAAATACTTCCATTAGTAACTTGTATTGTTATACCAAACATTCTTAAATTAGGATCTGCACTCCACCAAAATGTACCATTAGTTTCTAAATGATAAGCTCCAGATCCATCTGATACTAATGTAAATTCACTTGATCTATTTGTTCCATAATTATCTACTATACTATAAATACTCATTGTAGCTGCAGTTAATACCGTTGTACCATCTGGAGCTAACGCCGCAAATGATGATGTTATAGTAGTACCCGAAGCCATATTTTCATTTAAATTAAAATTAATGGCTTGAAATGACATTGGGATAGTATTGTCATTATTTAATATATTATTATTCAATTCAATCACACTACCACAAGTACCAGTCTCCCAAAATAAATCTAAATTAGAAATACCTGGTTCTGTCTCATATACAGCTAAAGCAGGTCGCATAGACACGTTAGATAAACCTAAATACCCGGTTCCGCCTTCTGCTGCAGCTCCTATTGTAATATCTTTTACTTCAACTTTCCCAACAAGAGGATTACTCTCCCAGCTATAAAGTTCAGGGGCTGTATCAGATCCAGTAACTTGAGGATCCCACAATCCTTGATCAATACCTGTACCAATTGTTATTACATTATCTTTTTTAGTTCCAGGATTTACTCTTTTATTTAATGTGGCCTGAAAATTAGCTTCTGTTAAAGTTACTTCTTGATTAGCACTTCCTCCAAAAGTACCAGTAGCAAACGTAATAGTATCACCAATAGCGTAACTTGTACCTGGATCAGTTACTGTTAATATAGTTGCCACTCCTCCAGACACAGTCATTGATAATTTCATACCACTTCCACTACCACTCGTACTTACACCAGCACTAACTCCTGGTGTTAAATCAGTATATGTATCATTAGTAGCACCATTAAAAGGGGTGGTAATACTATCAATTAAGCTAGATGGATAATTCAATATTGACGTGTTGGGTACATAATTAGTAACACGTGGACTTAAAAATACACTAGCATTTTCTGTAACTAAATCTTTTTTACCCACAAACCAAGTGGTTAATAAGTTTTGATATTCAGCTTCTCTTGCCGCATCAATACCATCCATTAAGAAATCTTCTATAGTAGGTGAAATCATCGAATTACTATTGTCAAGGAGGAATTGCATGTCAGTAACACTTACTCCTTCAAATGATAAACCAGCGTCTTTTACATCTTCAAATGTAGGGCGAGCTGTAACAAATTCTTTTTGCTCCGGTCCTACTTTAGTAAGATCTCTAGGTATTTTATTTATATTATCACTAGCTATAGTAAAATAACAAATTGGATTATCATTAGTTGCTGCGTAGTTTCCAAAACCAGCATCAGCAATAGGATTGATATATCCATTTAATATACCTGGAAAATATACGTTATAATAATCTTGTTCACTTTGTTTTACAACAATTTTATAAGTATGCCATCCTAATACATTAGGTTCATTTAAAGCAGTAACTTGTATACGAGCATATCCATTACCCCCTAAAATCTGTAAAGTATCTCCTACAGCATATCCTTCTCCAGGATTTTTTATACTCACTGCCGTTACTGGACCAGCACCAGCCGTAATATCTACAATAAGACCAGTACCATTCTCACTACCAGATACATAAGCCGTAGCTACATCATCAGTAGTAGTATATCCAGTACCTGGAATGGTAATATTAACTGCACTAATACTTCCAACTGCAGCATATATACCAGGATAACCACTTTCACTTAATATAGAAGTAGGGATAATATTATTAAAAGTAATTTTCATTGAATCACCTGGCCATGTATCTGTATTACTAATTAAATCAGAACTAGTAAATGTAGAATCTTTATATGGGTGATATATAGTATCTCCTTTTAAAGTTGTAGATACACTAGATGTAGCTGAAGATAATATTACATTTGATTGTCTACCGTAACGATCAGCTAATATTATTGCAGCTTGATAATTCCTGTTTTGTTTAAGTGTATGATTTTGATATTCTTTTCTCACATACGACGGAGGTGTAGCTGCTTCTGTATTTTTTTCACTTATTGAAACGTTATAATCTAAATTGGGAGGCGGTGTATGGTTTTCTATAAAATTCCCATACATAACTCTATTACCTGAAACTTCTTGTCCTAATGCTCTAATAGGTACTCTATCATATACTCTAACTGTTTCTTTTTCTGGTAAAGTTTTCCAAGGTTTGGTAGATTGATATTTATATTCTAATAAAGATCCTCTTGTTGGAAATTCTTCTTTTGGAATTGTTTCAATAATTCTTATTACTGCTCCGTTGGATTCTTTGTATAGTATATCTATTGCATTAATTTTTAGTTCATCTGCTATAGTATTCCAAGTATATCCATGTGGAGTATTTATTATTAATCCTATTTCATTAACTTTATTTCTCATGAAATCTACTTCTGTGCTTTTGAAAGTTTTATCTTCATCAAATTGAAGAAAATAACCATCATTTTCAGGTATGAATGCTATTTGAGTAAAAGGAGCAATTAATGAATTTTCATTATCCTCAAACCTAAATCTATAACTAAATCTTACTAATTTATCTTTGAGATATTGAGAGTCTCCAGGGTAGTCACTATTGTAATAAGGATTTGCAGTTCCTACAGCTGGAATAGTTAATACAGCATCACTATTTCCACCTATTACTTGTACAGTATCACCAGCTTCATATCCATGACCTAACTTTACTGGAGTAGCTGTAGCAACAGCTCCAGCAGCTACAGTTATTGTAACGGTCAGTCCTTGTCCATTACCAGTTAGTGTAGTCGTAGCTACAGTAGCTGCAGTATAACCTGTACCCGCTGTTGTTACCCAAGCAGCGGTATCAGTTACGTTTACTGTAGTAGGATCTGGTAGCTTTTCACTAACTACATCACGCATTGTGCTTTGGTAAGTAGTAGTAAGGGTTAATGTCGCATTAGCTCCTCCAGTAGTTACTGTTACTATATCTCCATTTTGATACCCAACCCCAGATTCTATTATAGTTAATGTAGCTATAGCACCACCACCACCAATAGTATCTATATTAATCAACATACCTTCTCCACTTCCTCCTGTAACAGGAATATTTATACCAGTAGAATATCCAGTATTAGTACCACCAAGGACATAAGTAGAAACGGCTTCTTTATATAAATCTATAGGTTTCCATGGATAATATTTTGCTACACTAATTTGATCTTCTTTAGTATAATAAGTAGCATCATTTTCAGCTTTTAATATATTAATTTTTCTAGGTTGATTCCTGTTGTCAGTCCAAAAAAGTAAGTCTTCTAGTAAATTAATACCGTATATAGGGTGAGTTTTGGAAAAATTAAGGAAATAACCACTGACTAGAGTATTGACAGTGTTTGTATTAGGATAATAAGCCATTATATAACATAAAGAATTTGCTGAAGCAAAGTTACTTAACTTATCTGCGGAAGTGTCTGTGTAGTCAGTGAGAAGTACTATAATTCTATTATTAGTATCATCCATAAACTTACCAATAACATTCAAACCACATTCAGCACTTAATCCTAAATCAGTGGCAATAACATTACCTAAAACATTTTCTAATGCTCCAACATCTGCTCCTTCTGATTTACTAATAGCTATATTTTGAGCATCTCTATATTCACCATTAGGAACTATTCTATGATCCAAGTCCTTATTCATTTTGGACTTGAGGAATGTGTTTTTTATTTCAGCCATTTAATTAGTGTTTAATCCATTTAGATTTACCTCTCATCACTTGAACTATTTCATTTAATTTAATATTTGATAACCTTATCTTAGCGTTTCTTAATGCAGCTCTTCTATCTCTTTTATATCGTTGAACTACGTATTCTGGTTGATTTGCTCTCCCTGCTAATATAGAATAAGCTATATGTAAATACATTGCTTCTTCTGCCATCTTAGGTACTTTAGTGTCAGCATCTACAGATAAACCATCTGATATATATTCTAATATAATTAATTGACCACTTAAATTACTACTAAAAGAAAATTTACCTTCTCTTTCATTTATAGTAAACCATCCATTTTTTTGTGAAGTTTGAGGCTCTAATCCATATCTTTGACCAAATGCTAATTTATTCCAAGTCCAATCATATACTCCAGTATTATAATCTTCTACTGTGTAGTCTCCTGATAATCGAGTATCATTAGCACTTCTCCACCTTTCATCCGTTAAAGAAGATCCTTGTATATTATCTCCTAAACTATCTTGAGTGGGAACACCATCACTATCTTGAACTGGTACTCTATATGGATTACTTGTTAATTGAGTTGGATATATAATATGTTTTACTCCATAATCATCTATCCAAGATAAATTAACATAGTTAACATAGTCTTGGGGTATGATCAAAGATAAACTATCTGGAATAGTTAATTCTTGTGATTTAATACTTTTAAGTGTATCATAACTAAATTCTTGCAAACCTCGTTTAGCATGAAACATTACGTCGGTTCTTTTTACTAATGGTATTAGTTTACCTTCTCCTACATAAGCTACTAAAAAGTTATTTATAATATTATCTAACGATATATAAGAATAACTACCATTATTACTCCATTTAGCTTCATCTGTTAGTTCTATCACTACAATATCTCCAAGTACAGTAGGAGTATTCATAGTAACTATATTGTTGGCCATAGAGTAAGCAGCGGGCAATAAAGTTATACCATTTAATTTTATATTAAAATTAGAAAAAGTAGTGGCGGTTGTATTTACTAAAGTAACATCTCCACCCCAAGCAGTCATTACTTCATTAGGAGATGCTGTACCAGTTGCAACCATTGCTTGTTGACCAGCGTAGTATTGTTCATTAGTTTCTGTTAATAATCCCATGTTTTATTAGCTTTTTTCGTTAGCTTTTTCTTGCGCAACCATTGATGCGGCCGTTTGTACTATTTGAGGATCTCTAATCACAACCCCTGAGTAAAGTAAAATTTGCATTATAATATTAACTTGCTCTGAAGGATGAAGCTCAAATTCAGTTGAAGTAGCAGCATTATAAATGTAACCACCTGTATTTACATCAACAGTATAACCCCACACAGGATTACTAGGTCGTTTTACATAAGTTATTTTTATATCTGATTGTATAGATTCGGGAAGGACAATGAATTTTTGCCTCATAGCAGGGGGAGGTCCTGCAGATACTGTATGTTCACCTTCTAGTATATATAAAGGATATGTTGTAGAAGGTTTTGTTAAAGGAGATTTATTTACCAAAAGATATTCATTTCTTTGAATTTCTTCTAATTCGGTTGTATTATTATAGATAATTGTACCTATTCTATGTACACCACCTGGTGCGTACCAATAAGATCCAGGAGCATGATATATAGCGTCAGTCGGACCATGTTGAAAAATATCTATTTTTTCATATAAATTTTTTACACGATTAGCGTATTCACTATTATTTTCTGGAATACGTAGTTGTTGATTTAAATCTTCAAAATAATTTTCAAATATTTCAAGTTGTACTTGTTCCCCAATTTTATTAAATTCAGCCGGAGTAATATATCCTCTCTGCTCTTTATTAAGAATTAATAAAACGGTTTTATATACTGTGTCTACACTTACTGCCATTATAAAGTTGTTTTAAATAAAAAAGGCGGCCGCATTGCCGCCTTATTTATAATCACTTGTTATTCAAGTTTTTTATCTATAGACTTATAAACTTCTAACCCTTCATCTGTTTTAAACCACGCAGCCATAGCTGAATATGGATTTTCATCAAATGGAACAGTCATTAATTTACGACCATTAGTAGCCCAAGTAAAAGTTCTTTGATCATCTGATAGTTTTATTATTCCATGTTCTCTTGCTTTAATTGCAAAATTCCTTAAAATAACATTTTCATCATTAGCTAGATTAAGAAATAAAGCTGGATTTTTTTTAGCAAATAAAATGCCATCTCTTTTTAACTCTTTAGTAGTTAAATTAGATACTCCTGATCCAAATTCAACTCTTAATATAGCTTCTATTTGTTCTATATCCATTGTTCTAGCAATACCAACTGCGTCATCTTGTAATTCTAAATATTCTAACTCATCTACTGCTTCTATTTCTCTATCTAATTCTTGAAAAATATAACCTCTATGAGGATGTTTATTTAAAAATTCTTGTAAATTTCTTTTTTCTTTAGGAACATGTAATACTCCATCTACAAAAACAATATGTTTAAGAGTGGCTGGTCCTTCTTGTTCATCTACAAAAATACTTTTTTGATTAGTAGCATATCTTAATTCTCTTTCATACCCCATTTCAGGATCAAACCAAGTTAATGGATATTTTTGAGTGTGTCTACTAGGTATTGTGTATGATAACGGTTCTCTACCATTAGCTAAATAATAATGTCTATCTTTATATTCCCAAGTATCTTTTACTTGAGGAATTTCTTTTTTTGTTTTTTCCATGATATAATATAATATAAATAATTAAAAAGACCCCGCCGAAGCGGGATCTTATTATTGTTACTTATTAAATTGCAACTGCATCAGGTGCAATAGAAGTAATAAGCTGTGGAGCAGCTCCATCTATTCCATACTCGAATAAATAAGGACAACTTCCTGGGTTTTGCTGTGCAGCAAGAACCGCTTTTTGAGCAGCAGCTAAATTTTTAGCTGAGCTAGATCCAGCAGCAACAACAACAGTAACTGCTACATTACTAGCTGTAGTAGCACCTGTTGCGTTTCTGTACACAAATTGTAAATCAGTAGCATCACTTGAAGTTATATGAACTATATCATCAGTTGGTATTAAGTCTACAATTTCAGCAGCTGTTGAACTAGCTACTGTTTTTACGGCTTTAATGTAATTACTCATAATTTCTAAATTTAAAATGTTAATAAATTAAACTGCTTTAAATAACACAAAGTTATTAGCAGCTTGTGTTACTAAACATCTCTCAGTTAAGAAATGTACGCTCATAGCATCAACGCCATCAGTGTAAGCACCGCCTACAGAACCAGTAATCCAATTCTTGTATCGTCTATCTTCAGTTTCAGAAGCTCTATATCTTACGTGTAAGAAAGGACGTCTGATATTTGATCCAAGCATTTGATCATATACTGTTGAAGTTCCAGCAGGAACTAAAACACCATCAATTTGCTTAGATAAACCTCTAGTAGAAGCATCATTTAGATATTTCCAATCAGTTTTGTAGAAGTCATAAGAACCTCTTCTAAAACCAGAAAATCCAAAGTTAAGTGCCATTTCTTCTTCATTATCAAATAGACCATAAGAAGCTGAAGCAGTAGAAGCATAACCTCCACCAGCCATAGCCGCGATCATATCATCAAAATCTAAAGCAGTTGATCTTTGTAAGAAAAGCATGTTTTCTTCAATAGCACCTTGCTTATCTAGGTTTTTAAGGATTTCATCGAAATCCGCCATTGCACCAGAACCTGGAGCAGCAGCGCCTGCAAAACCTTGATATACATTACCTCTACCTTCAATAGCAGCAAATAAACCTTGTGTACCTTTTAAAGTAGCAGAAGTCCAAGAAGCTGGAGTTACCGCACCAGTACCAGCAGCTAATTCACCTTCAACTAAAGCCATTTCCATATAATCTTCAAATCTTAATCTTGTTTCAGATTCGGCTTTTAGATACCATAAAAATCCAGATGTTCCGTCTTCAGTAGCAACTTCAATCCAACCAATTTGAGCAGCATCAGATCCATTGATTTGATACTTATCTCTAATTATAATTGGAGAGTTAGAGTACTCTTGGAATCCAGGAGTAATTGATCCTAAAGTAGCATCATTTGATCCTTTCTCCCATTCTGAACCAGACACATACATAGATAGATCACTAGCACCTGTTAAAGCCTGCATAGCAGCACTTTGAGAGAAAGTAGTATATCCTTGAACTGTAATACCAGCCATAGTTGCCGGAACCGTAGGTTGATTAACTGCAGTTACAATAAATTTTTCTACAATCAATCCAGTAGCATTATCACTAACTACAATTGTTTGATTCACTTTAATTGCACATGTGGTAGAACTAGTACCAGCAAGTTCAATATTGAACCCATTAGCACCGTTACTTCCGCAATTGTCATAAGCTACATGCAATCTATTTTGTTCAGACCATATAATTTGATCCGAGGTCATTGGCATTTCTGCTCCGACCATTCTTAAGAAACCTGATAACGTCCTGTTACCATATCTTTCTACTTCCTGTTCATATAACTCAGGTAAATATTGCTGAGCCCAGTCTGACGTACCATCTGCAAAATTCAGATAGTTGTTGTTTAACGTCATTCTCTGTTGAGCAGGAACTAATGAAGCGGGAAAACTCCCACCTGTTACAAATCCCATAATTTTGAGTTTTAAGTGTTAAACTTTCGTTTTTTAATTTTCAACTTAGAACTATCTACACCGTTTATTGCTTTAACCTTTAATCCATTAATAAATATATCATCAGGAGTCGCTACTCTTGAGTCATTATTTATGTTCTTAGAATCTGCAACCATTTTTTTAGTACCATCGGCAACGCCTTGGTCGTAAAAATGTTTAGCAATTTGGTCAGCATTTCTAGCGGCGAAAATAGCTTTATGATAGCCTTCGTAATCTTTTACACTTCCGTCTTCATTTAAGAACTTCTTAACAAACGTTGATAAGTTAGATTGTGATTGAGCCACTTCACTAGGATTACTTACACCATATCTAAATTTCTTTTCCCCTAATTTAAAATCAAAACCTTTGAAATCATTAGTGAAATATTGATTAGTGGTGTTTTTAAACTCCTCGTGTTGTTTAGCTGTTTTCTCTTGTTCTTTGTTGTATCTATTGAAAAAATCCATAGCTTTTCTTTGTTCTTGAGTAACGCCCGGTCTCAACTTGATCTCGTCGTAATATTTACTCTTTGTTTCCTCCAAAAAGTTTCTGGCTTTTGCAATTTCTTCTTTTTTAGCAAGTTTCTTTTTGCGAATATCTCGCTCCTCATCTAAATCTTCATCATATGAAAATTTATCATCCATTAAAAAATTTATTTCATCAGCATCTAAATGAGGTTTAGCTTGCTTATAATATTCTTGTAATAATACATTTTCGTTTACATTACTATAATCTGCATTCAATCGTACATAATCTTCTACAGTACCACCAGTATCTCTCATAAAATCTACTAGTTTTTCTACATTTTCTGGTAATTCAATAGTAGTTTCTGTAGTGGATGTTGGTGGTGTTGGCGTAGGAGTAGATTCTTCAGTATCAGTTATTTCCTGAATTACAGGTGTATCTTCTACTTTATTTTCTACTATTTCCTTTTCTTCACTCTTTTCGGGAGTTTTGTTTTCGATGTGTGTTTCTCCCATCTTTTCGCCATCTCCGGGTGTGTCATGTACATCCACTTTCGTTGTGCTTGGCTCTTGAACGGCATCTTTTACCTCCTCTTTTTTGTTTAAATCTACTTTAGTAACATTATCTTTTGTATTCAATTTTTTCATTGAAGGTTTCTTTTTCTTTTTTAATTTAAAGTCACCTTCTTGTTTTACTTCTTCTTCTGCCATGATAAAATATTATATAATTAATAAAACTATTGAGGTCCAAATTGGTCCATTCCAAATCCACCTAAAGTATCATTACCTGCTGATTCAAAACTTGTAGGCATTTCTGCAGTTGGGGTTTCAAAATCTATTGGTAATAAGTTGTTTTTTCTTTGGTCAATCATTTGACTTTGTTGTGTTCCCTCAATTTTGGTTCTTTGATCTTTACGATCTTCAATGAATTGTTCTTTTTCTTTTTCTCTTTTAAGTTTAGCTTGAGCCAGTTGCATGTTATAATTAAACTCTTGCTCCATCAATTGTTTCTTTAGTTCTGTTTCCTCTCGCAATTTACCTATTTCAAATTGACTTTTAGCTTTTTCATATTCTATATTCTGCTCTGTCAATACTTGTTGTTTTTGGGTTTCTGCTAACGCGGCTGCTTCTGCAGTTTCTTGATTAGCTTTAGCTTGTGCAGCAATATTTTGTTGAGCTACTTGTTGATCATATGCTTGTTTTTCTTTACGTTTTAGTTTCAACATTTGATTAGCCAGTTTTAAATTGTTTATCTGTCTAATCTCAATTGCATCTTCTAAATTTATAGACTGTTGCTGTAAAGCCATTTGAATGTTTTGCTCTAACTGTGCTTTTTCTTCTTCATCTGGAACTAACTCTAAGAATATACCAAAGTCATATAAATGTAAATTATGTACATCTTCTAAAGTACCTACATTAAATGAACTAATACTAGCTTCTAATGCTTCTTTAGTTAATGGATATTCTAAAGAATCAGATATTCTTAAAGCAACATTTTCACATGTTTTAGCTGCTAAATATAAACTTGCTTGTAATACATGTCTTGTAGCTGTATTAGAATTCGCAGCTGCTAATTTTTGTAAACCTACTAAAGAGTTAGGATCAGGCGTGCTACCATCTCTAGCTTCATTTAATCCGGTTACATCCCTTATCATTTGTAAGTAATACTGATAAGTTTGTATTAATGACTGTAGTTTAGCACCAGCACTAGATGTTTGTAATTCTTGTATAGGTACTTTCCCACGATTTATATCACCATCTTGAGTGAGGGATCTACCTATAATACTACCAGTTTGAAAATACATATTTAATGCTTCAGCTGGATTATAATTGGTGCCATTACCTAAATCTACCTCTGCTAAACCATCTGCATCTAAAAATACTCCATCAGGTACCATTCTAGACAGTATCTGTTGCATTTTTAAATGAGTTAGTTGAATCATATCTGCAAAACCAGTGATCCTACTTACTATAGACTCAATTCTTCCTTTATACATTCTTGGAGCACAAAGAGTATAATTCATATTAACTCTTACAAGATTTGATTTAGGACGTGTCATGTTTTCACATAACTCCCATCTTAACATTTTGTTATATCCTAATACTTTTGCTCCTGAGTATAATACTTCTATTGTTCTAGATACTCTTTCAAAATTATCATTCTCAGGTGGGTTAAAAGTATCAGGCTTTTCTAATGCTTTTTCTAAACCAGTTGCAGTTTGCTTGATTTTAAATACTTGGTTATTATAGGTTTTATATTCAAAATACAATACTTGTATAATGTTTTCATCTGATCTACCCGTCCAATTCCTAAGATAATTACTATTACCTCTAAAATTTTTTAACTCTTCTAGTTCACTATCTGTTAAGTTTGGAAACTCTTTTTTAACTTCTTGTAAAGTTAAACCTTTAACTTCACCCACATACCAAATATCTTCAAAGTTAGGATCTTCTGTATATGAGTATACTAAAGCTGCAGGATCTACATATTCAACTCTAACTCCCTCTGCTTTATTCCAACTAGTTTTTGCGCAAGCAATACCTAATACAGTTAAATCATAATTTAATCTTCTCTTAGTTAGCTCCCATCTATTTCTATCTAACGTATTATTTATAGCTTCTTCTTCAGCTATTTCAACTGATTGCTTGTAACTTAATTGCATATGAAGATCTAACTCTTCTCTATTAGCTGGTAAGTTTTCAGGATCTTGAGAGGAATAAAAACTTTGACCTGTTAATTGTTGTATTTGTTGCAAAAACTCTTGAGCTTGCATATCCCTAAAAATAGCTTCGGCATATTCAGTTCTACGTTTTAATGATTCAGGATCTTGCGCGTAAGCTTTTATGTCATACTGTTTGTCAGACATTCCATTTACTACAATGTCTACAAACTTAGGTATTACTGGAACAGGTTTCCAATCTAAGTTTAAGTATGATAAATCACCATTAATAGATAATTCATCTTTATATTTTTGAATTGATTGTTCACCTCTAGCATATAATCTAAGTTGGTGGTAATTTTGGAAATTAGTATAGTATCTACTCCCTACTCGGTTGTATCCAAACCATTCTCCTTCTATAGCTCTACCAACTTGTTTTCCGTAATCCCATCCATTTTTAACTTCATCAGGTACCACCTGATCAGGAAATGAACTTTTACCGTTTGTCTCAATCATTTACTAATTGTATTATTGTTCTATTATCTTTGATACGGCACCACTGTTGTCATATCGTTTTATACCTAAATCAATTTTTTTAACTGTTCTATCAGCTATAGGTTTATATAAGTTTTTATTACAAGCCATAATAGCTAACCCTGAACTTATTGAAGCATCATGTTTGGTTCTTTTATTAATATCAAACCTCGCCCAATCTTCTAATGTTTTTTGAAAATACATGTCACCTAATTGCCCATCCTTCATTCCTACGTATGTTTCTATATACGATTCAATTGCTGCTGCATGTGCTTGTTTAACATCTTCACTTGAATTAGGAATACCACCTATTTCTCTTTCTGTCACTGATAATTTATTCCAAACTTTATCTGGTCTATTCATACTAAAACCTCTATATCCTCTTCTATTTAAATAGTAAAGTAACCTAGGTTTATTGTTTTCTGCTAGTATTGGCATTCCATAAAAAGCTAACGCCATTAATACTTCTTCAAAAAATATTTCAGCAGTTTGTGGTCGTGCTATATATTCTAAAAAAAACTGATTAGCTGGAGCATCTTCCATACTAAATTTAGTTAAACCGTGTAAAGCTCCATTAGATCCTCTTCTATCTACCGTACCTGAAATATCGTAACTATCACAGCCAAACGCTCCAATGTGTTCATTAGCAGGATATTTAATACCATTTTTTATAATCACTTGATTTTGTAAATGTTTAGGTGGAACCCATGATACATTAAATCTTCCATCTCTATTTGGTACAAATATAACTTTAGTATCTTTAATTCCGTTCTCCCAATGGAAACTACCAGTTGTAACATTAGCTAGATTATTTAAGTCATGGTTATAATCTATTTGTTCGTATATTTTTACAAGATTAAATATACTTTCTTTTGTTTCATCTCTAAAAGCATGAGCTTCTGTTCTTGGAAATTGACGATAGTATTCATTCAACCCATCTTTATCATCTTTTAATCCATCAACTTCATTTTCCCAGTGTTCTATCACACCTACACTTATCCAGCCATTATCAATACCTTTTATTGGTTTTTTAGGGGTGTCAAATACTGGTTGTCCGTATATGTCAATAAAACCTTCATAGTTCCATTCCATTGGTATAAATAATGAATATAACCCTTCTTTTGTTTGACCATTTTTGTTACGTTTTAAAACATCTGAACCGTAATAAATATCTTTGAAGTTTTGACCACCTTTATCTAAAGCATTAGAAGTTGAACCCATCATACACTTACCAACAATTCTACTACCTAATCTTAAACATGTTTTAGTTACTTTCCAGTTGTTTTTAATATTATCAGGTCTCTCCCATTTACCACTTTCATCATGCCCTAATAGTTTTAACTTTTCACCATCATAACTATTATCACCAGTGTTTTTCCAATCTATTGTTGTGTCAAGTCCTTGTAGTTCCCTAAGTTCTTCATTAACTTCAATTTTTCTACGTGTAAGTTTTGAAGCTGGAACTCTATAGGCCAGTTCGGTTTTAGGACGATCCATACCATCTTGGATGGGTTTGAAGAAAAATGGATAGTTAATCGAGATTGGTACAACTTTATCCGTGAACATTTTCTTAGCATCTGCACCTGTTTTGGATAGTATACCAAATCTTGCATCACTGGATATTGTTGCTTGGTTAACCATTTCTGCAGAACACATAAACGAAAATCCTGATCGTCTGTTTTTAAGGTAACACATTCCATAGCATCTGGTGTCTGCTTTGCAAGCTTCCCAGAAAATAAAGAATAATCTATTTGATTCTCTGTAGTCTGGTGCTCCAACGTCAATCTTTGACCATTGCAAATACATGTAGTGAGTACCAGTGATATAAGTAGGAATACCGTTATTATAAAAGAAAAAACCTTCTTCACGTCTATTAAATTCATCATCTATAT